CTTCTTCATATCGGACAAGGCCAATGGACGGGAGAAGAAACAGAACATGGCGGATCTGGAAGAGGCGAAGCTGAAGGCCGAAGTCGATATGAAGAAGTCGAAGGCTGAGGCGGCATCATTGGAGTTGTCGGAACTCCGTGGCAAACTGCACAGGGCCGAGGATGTGGAGTCGATCATGACTGACCACGTCCTTTTTTTGCGCTCTATGCTCATGGCCATGCCCGGAAAACTGGCGGTAGACTGTGCCAACTGTCAAACGGCTCCGGAAGCCGCAGACAGAATCAAGCGGGAGGTTTATTACATCCTGAACAACCTGACGGATTATCGATATGATCCGGAAGAATACAAGAAACGTGTCCGGGAGCGGCGCGGATGGGACGATGAACATGGCGACAGAGACGAAGAATAGACGGCGCCGGATGCGTGCTGTTGACCGCACCTTCGCCAAAGCCTTCGCCAATTACAAACCGCCTGAAAACCTGACCGTCAGCCAATGGGCCGAACAGTATCGTGTGCTTTCCAGAGAGAGCAGCGCAGAGGCAGGCCCGTGGAACAATGAGCGGACACCGTATCTGGTGGATGTCATGGATGCTTTCACTGATCCCGCCGTCCGCAGAATAACGATGGTGGCATCTTCACAGGTCGGTAAATCCGAGCTGGAACTAAATATCATCGGCTATATCATCGACCAGGATCCCGGCTCTATTCTGTACATCCAGCCGAACCTTGACGATGCAAAGAAATTCTCCAAGCTCCGTATCGCTCCGATGCTCCGGGACAGCCCACGACTTCGGAAAAAGGTTTCGGACATCAAAAGCCGGGACAGCGGCAACACGACATTGCAGAAGTCTTTCCCCGGTGGCATGCTGACCATTGTCGGCTCCAACAGTGCTTCTGCCCTCGCCTCCACGCCTGCCAGATACATCATCGGTGACGAACGTGATCGCTGGGCATTGTCAGCTGGTACAGAGGGCGATCCTTGGAAGCTGGCAGAGGCCAGAACGACAACCTATTACAACGCAAAGCTGGTGGATGTGTCCACGCCGACCATCAAGGGTGCAAGCCCTATTGCCGCTTCTTTCGATGAAGGAACGCAGGAAAGATGGTGCAGACTGTGTCCGCATTGCGGTGAATGGCACGATATTGATTTCAACGACATCAAATTCCAGTTTGACACCATTAAGGCAGGCCGGAAGACAGACTATCTTGTGCAATCTGTCTCTTGGTGCTGCCCGTCCTGCGGCTGTCTATCCAGTGAGGATACCATGAGAAAGCAGCCTGCAAAATGGATTGCAGGAAACCCCGCCGCATTGGCAAAGGGTCACCGGTCATTCTGGCTCAATGCTTTCTCTTCCCCTTGGACAGCATGGTCGAAAATCGTCTACGAGTTCCTTGTGGCGCGGAAAGATCCGCAAAAGCTGAAGGTCGTGTACAACACGAAGCTAGGCTTGCTCTGGGAAGATCGCGGCGATCTGGAGGATGAAGACACATTCATGGGCCGCCGTGAGGAATACGGCACCCGGGATGATGGAACACCGGTGGAGCTGCCGGATGGCGTTCTGGTGCTGACCTGCGGTGTCGATACGCAGGATGACCGCCTCGAATATGAGGTTGTCGGATGGGGCCATTTCTACGAGAGCTGGGGCATCAAAAAGGGCATCATCATGGGAGACCCCAACGATGACACCACATGGGAACGGCTGGACGAAGTCATTGACCGGACATACTGGTTTGCCAATGGTCGCGGCCTGATGATCTCTATGACCTGTGTGGACTCCGGCGGCCACAAAACACAGAGCGTTTACCGGCATTGCCGAGACCGCCTGCACAAGCGGGTTTTTGCAATCAAGGGCCAAGGCGGCGAGGGTGTACCATTCACCAAGCCTCCGTCCAAGGTCAAAATCGTTGTGGGCGGTAAGGCCATCGGTCAAACATGGCTGTATTCCATCGGCGTTGATGCCGGCAAAGCTGAGATCATACAGGGGGCGTTGAGAGTGCAGGAGCCCGGACCGAAATATTGTCATTTCCCGAAAGGGACGGAGCGGGGCTATGACCTCGCTTTTTTCAATGGCTTGCTGTCTGAACGGCTTGTAATGAAGTCTGACAGAGGGCGCACCCGTTGGGCATGGGAGAAAATCCCCGGCCATGAACGGAACGAGGCTCTTGACTGCCGGAACTACGCTCTGGCTGCTCTGCGCATCATCGACCCTGATATGGATGCGGTAGCTGCCCGACTGAATGGCTTGGCAGCGCAGAAGCAGGAACAGCCGACACAGAACAGGCGCCGGTCTGTTGTGCGAAACAGCCGTATATCAGGCGGCGATGATTGGTAGGAGGTATCACATGACCAGAGAAGAATTGACAGAAGAATTGGAGTTCCACCGGGAGGCGCTTAAAAACCTCCGCAAGGCTTATCTTGCAATCTCTGCCGGCGGAGCAACCTCGTATGGGATTGGTACACGAACCGTGACCAAACAGGATCTCTCGAAGCTGTCGGAAGAGATGAAGCAACACAAAAAGGCTATCAACGATTTGGAGTTGCAGCTGAGCGGGGCAAGCCGCAGAAAGGCCGTGGGTGTCATCCCTCGGGATTGGTAATGGTTGATCGCCCGGAAGGGCTCAACATAACCGGCGAGAGCCGGGGGCGGGGGTTCTATTCCTCCTTCCCCCGCCTTTCGCCAGAGATAGTTCACATGGAAGGAGGAAAAAGCTATGGCGAAAACCAGGCGGACCGTAGCGGTTCGCCCTGTGCAGAACAAAGGCTATTCCCATGCCGGTGCAAGCTACACGAAGAAAGCCCTCAAGGGCTTCACGGTGGAGAGCGGATCCCCGGCAGAAGATATTGACTCCAACAATTACACGCTGCGGCAGCGGTCTCGGATGCTTTATATGTCTGCTCCCTTGGCGTCTGGTGCTTTGAAGCGACAGCGCACCAACATTGTTGGCCCGGGATTGAGATTGAAAGCAGCCATTGACCGTGATGTTCTCGGCATGACACAGGAGCAGGCCGAAGCATGGCAGAAGCACACGCAGGCAGAATTTGCTTTGTGGGCAAACCGGAAACAGGCGTGCGATTTTACCGGCGTCAATAATTTCTACGGGATGCAGCAGCTTGTGGCTCTGGCTTGGCCTATGAGCGGCGATGTGTTTGCTTTGATCAAGCGCGAAGAGAGTACGAAGCTGATGCCGTACACCCTGCGGCTGCATCTGTTGGAAGCTGACCGGGTACGAACACCGGAGAGCGCACAGGCATCGGGTGTGCATAACAATCCCCTGCTGACTGCTCTGACTACTGCCGAGCTGCCCAACGGCAACAAAATCTATGATGGCGTTGAAGTGGACAAGGGCGGCAAGATCGTGGCATATCACATTGCCAGCAATTACCCGAATCAGTGGAACGCAAAGCCCACTGAATTTGTCCGGGTGGAAGCATACGGCAAGGCAACCGGACTTCCCAACGTTCTGCACATCATGGACACGGAGCGGCCTGAACAGTATCGGGGTGTCCCCTATCTGGCACAGGTCATCGAGCCTATGCTGCAGATGAGGCGATACACCGAGGCGGAGATCACCGCAGCTGTGGTGCAGTCGTTCTTCACTGCCTTTATCACGACTGAGAGCGCAGATGGTTCGATGCTGCCCAATGAGGTGGGCGGAGCCGGTGAGCAGGAAGTCAGCCGGGATCCCAACGAGTATGAAATGGGAGCCGGAACGCTGAATTTCCTTGAACCCGGCGAGGATGTGAAATTCGGCGCTCCGACACATCCCAACAACGGCTTCGAAGTGTTCATGCGTGCGCTGTGCGAGCAGATCGGCGCGTGTCTGGAAATCCCTGCGGATTTGCTTCTCATGTCGTTCAATGCGTCCTATTCGGCAAGCCGGGCGGCTCTGTTGGAGGCGTGGAAGGGTTTCAAGATGCGGCGCGAATGGCTGGCAGACGATTTCTGCAAGCCGGTTTATGAAATTTGGCTGACTGAGGCAGTTGCCAGCGGCCGGATCTCTGCACCGGGCTTCCTGACTGACCCCATCATCCGGCAGGCATATCTTGGCTGTGAGTGGATCGGTCCTTCTCAGGGTCAGCTTGATCCCGTAAAGGAACTGAACGCTGCGAAGATTGCGATTGCGGAAGGTCTGTCCACCAGAGAAGCGGAGGCCGTAAGGCTGAACGGCAGCGAGTTTGCCAGAAATGCGGACAAGCTGGCTGTGGAGAATGAACAGCTGAGAAATGCCAATGGCGGGAATATTCCTGCCCCGGCACCTGTGCCGCCTGATGACGGCAACAACGAAGGCAAGGAGGGTAAAAATGCCGAAACTGATGATGAATAACGGCTCTCAGAAGCCCTATACCATCGCCATGGTGGGGCTGAACGATGCCGAGATCAACCTTTATGGCGAAGTCGTGCAGACACGCCCTGTCGATTGGTGGACGGGTGAGCCCGTACCCGGCAATTACATTGCTGTCGATGAGATCCTGCGCGATCTGGACGAATTGAATAGCAAGGACAACGTCACCATCCACATCAATTCCGTGGGTGGTGATTTTTATGCCGGTCTCGCTATTTACAACCGTTTGCGGACACTGTCTGCGAGTATCACCACCGTCAATGATGGCCTCGCCGCAAGTGCAGGCTCCATCATCTTCATGGCTGGTGATAAGGGCAAGCGCAAAGTTCATGCCGGCAGCAATCTGATGATCCACGGTGTTCTCAGCTTCTTCTGGGGCTATTACAATGCCGTGGAATTGAAGGCCGAACTCAAGTCGTTGGAGGCTCACAACAAGGCGGCTATCGCAGCTTATGTGGAGGCCACCGGGCTGAGTGAGGATACCGTCAAATCTGCCATGAGCAAAGATACCTATTTGACCGGTCAGGATGCAGTGGATCAGGGCTGGGCAGATGAGGTCATCACTGATGACAGCGGCGAGGGACAGCTCAACATGAAGCTGACCCCGGACAGGTCTATGCTGATGTGCCGTGGTCATGCCGTGGCGGCTTGTCTGTTTGGCAAGCTTCCCGAATCTATCCCGCAGATGAGTGCGGAAGAATGGGCGGAAATGATCGCCCCCGACAACAGTATGCAACCTGCGCCGCAGGCTGGCATAAATACACAAACATTGGAGGTAAAAACAATGGAATTCAAAACCCCCGAGGAACTGCGGAACGCATTCCCCGACCTTGTGGCGCAGATCGAAGCTGCGGCACGAGCTGAAGAGCGCAACCGTATTCAGAGCATTGAGGACATCCAGAACGCAGTTGGCGATGCTGAGATGGTCAGAAATGCGAAGTATGGCGAGAAGCCTATGAACGCTCAGGAGCTGGCTTTTGCCGCTATGAAGGCTTCTGCCGCCATCGGTGCAGCCGTGATGGGCAATCTGGCCGCTGATGCCGCAGCCAGCGGTGCTGCAGGTGTTGCAGCTGCTCCCGCCCCTGCCGGTGAGCCTAAGCAGAAGACCGAAGATGAGCAGGCAGAAGCACTGCTGATCGGTGCAATCCCTGCCAACATGAAGAAGGAGGGCAAGTAATATGGCAATGCATATCGAAACTCTGGGCAAGATGAGCCCCGACAACCTGATCGCCGGCAATGATGTGAAGCTCATTACCGGCTCTGGCGTCATCGCTTCCGGTGCTGGAAAGCTGAGCCGCGGCACCGTGCTGGGTCTGAATGCCGAAGGCAAACTGGCCGTTCTGGGCGGTGAGGGTCTGACTGCTCACGCAATCCTCTGCGATGATGTGGACGCTTCCGCAGCTGACACCGTTGCAGAAATCTACCTGACTGGCCAGTTCAACAAGAATAAGCTGATCGTGGCTCAGGACTACACTATGACTTCCGCTGACATCCAGGCGCTGCGCAATGGCGGCATCTTCCTGGAAAACAGCGTAGCACTGTAAGGAGGGCTTGAAACATGGCTGAACTCAACATTTACAAGACCAAAACCATGCTGGCAGCCACCACTCAGATGGTGCCGGCAACTACTTTCCTGTGTGACCATTTCTTCGAGACCGGCGCTGGCGATATGTTCCCCACCGAAGAGGTTCTGGTGGAGTACAAGGATGGCACCGGCAACAAGATGGCTCCCGTGGTTCTGCCTCGTAAGGGCAACATTTCTGTGGAGCGCGAAGGCTACAGCACCCATAAGATGACCCCGCCTCTGGTGGCTCCTTCCCGTCCTCTGACCATCGATGATCTGAACAAGAAGCAGATGGGCGAGAACCTGTTCTCTGACCGCACTCCTGCCCAGAGACAGGCTGAAATTCTGATGCGGGATCTGGCTGACTTCGATGAGATGCACGCCACCCGTGAAGAGTACATCGCTGCACAGCTGATGTTCAACAACGGTTATGTCCTGAAGCAGTATGCAGACAAGTACGGCGAGGGTGAGTACGAAGAGTTCGAAATGCGCTTCTATGATGGCGATTCTAACTCTGCTGCCTATGCTCCCAACACCATGTGGAGCGAGGGCGCCGCTGACATTCTCGGCGATCTGCACCTGATGGTCCGTATGCTGACTACCAAGCGCAACAGAGCATCTGAGCTGCTGATCGGCTCCGATGTTGCCGATGCACTGATGAACAATGCGAAGATCAAGGAACTCATGGATCTGCGCCGTTACAACGTGGGCGAAATCGCTCCTGTGGAGCTGGGTGAAGGTGCTGCCCGTCTGGGCCGTCTGAACGTCCGTGGCCGCATGATCGACCTGATCACCTATGACGGCACTTACATCGATGAGGAAACCGGCAAGGAAACCCTCTTCGTTCCTGAGAAGAAGGTCTGCCTCACTGCTCCCGGTGCCGGCCGCATCCTGTATGGTGCAGTCAGCCAGATCGAGCAGGAAGACCGTCAGTGGCA